GTTCGAGCCTTTCTCCTTAAATATTACGGCACTGACCAGAATCCCGGCCTAGGGCGACCGCTCGACACTATCACCAGCAAAGATCGTTTCGGCCTCGTCGTAGTCCGCGGCGAGACTTACCGAATCGCGGATATCGGGATGAGGATGCTCCAGCCTCGCGAGCTCGCGCGCGCAACGAGTTTCAGGGACTCATACATCCTCGATCCAATCTATGACGGAAAACCTCTTTCGAAAACAGATCAAGTCTGGATGATCGGCAATGCCGTCCCGCCAGTCGTGGCGAAAGCGCTGGTCGGAGCGAATTATGCGGCGACCGATCAAGCAGAGGTCGCATGAGCGGGCCAGCACCCAAACTGTACGAATGCAACGGGCGCAGACTGACATTGAGGCAATGGTCAGCCGAGATGGGCCTATCGCATGCCTGCCTGGCATCGCGAGTCCGCTACGGAATTCCCCTTGATCGGGAATTGCATTCTCACCCGATACGCAAGCCGGACGGTCCGAAGGTTGATGCGGCGCTCTCGAATTGGCTGAAATCACCGATCGGTGTCACATGAGCGAACTGATTAAACGCGTCGCCGACGTCATGCGCCGATGCGATCCGGAGTATTGCAAATCGCATTCGGTCGAACAGACCACGGACCAGGAATGGGATGACTGCCTCGAGGCGGTCGAGGATGCGGAAGACGCATGAACGAAGCTTATCGCCAATTCGTGGAATCGAAGTCCCATAGCGGGAATTCATACGGTTTCGACCCCGGAGAGCTGCCCACGTTCCTGTTCGATTTCCAGAATGATCTGGTGTTGTGGGCGCTGCTAAAGGGTCGCGCTGGCATCTTTGCCGATTGCGGTTTGGGAAAAACGCCAATGCAGTTGGTATGGGCATGGGCCGTTGCTCGAAAAACCGGGAAGCCGGTACTGATCCTCACGCCGCTGGCTGTTTCGTTTCAGACCGCGCTAGAAGCCGAGAAATTCGGTATCGACGCCAAGCGCTCCATTGCTGGCGAAATCACCGCGCCAATCATCATTTTGAACTATGAGCGATTGCGGCATGTGACGCCAGATATGTTCGGCGGCGTGGTCTGCGATGAATCGAGCATCTTGAAGTCCTTCGACGGCGCGATGCGGAACGCTATCACGACGTTCATGCGCAAGGTTCCATATCGTCTGCTGTGCTCGGCCACGGCCGCGCCGAACGACTACATTGAGTTGGGAACCTCGTCCGAGGCCCTGGGATATCTCGGCAACACCGACATGCTGCAAAAGTTCTTCAAGAACGATCAGAACAGCGTCAAGCCGCAGACGTACCGACACCAGGGTCAGAACTTCGCCAAGCTAGATGATGCGGCGAAGTGGCGATTTAAGGGCCATGCGGAGTTACCTTTCTGGCAGTGGGTGTGCTCTTGGGCCCGGGCCGTGCGAAGGCCTTCGGACCTTGGATACAGCGACGAGGGCTTTATTCTGCCGCCGCTGATTGAGCGGGATCACTTGGTCCAGGTCGATTCTCTACCCGACGGAATGCTGTTCGCGCTCCCGGCGGTGGGATTGAAGGAGCAGCGCGACGAACGCCGCAGATCAATCAAAGAGCGGTGTGAGAAAGTTGCGGAGCTGGTGGCCACGAAGGAACAGGCTTTGGCCTGGTGCCACTTAAACGACGAAGGGGCATTGTTGGGAAATCTAATCCCCGATGCTGTTGAGATCAGTGGCGCTGATTCTGATGAGGCGAAAGAAGAAGCGTTTATAGCCTTCTCGAAAGGTGAGCTTCGGGTGCTCGTGACCAAGCCGAAAATCGGCGCATGGGGCTTGAACTTCCAATCTTGCGCCCATGTGACCTTCTTCCCAAGCCACAGCTATGAGCAGTATTACCAGGGCGTGCGGCGATGCTGGAGATTCGGACAGAAGCGGCCGGTGACGGTCGATGTAGTCACCACCGAAGGCGAAAAGTCAGTCCTTCAAAACCTGCAGCGCAAGTCAAAAGCCGCCGACCGCATGTTTTCGAGCCTGGTTGAGCAAATGAACAACGCTCAAGGCTTGAGCCGCATCACCCAATTTGAGAACGAGGAGCAAATGCCCGCATGGCTTGCATAGACCAAAAAATCACCGACACCTACGCAATCTACAATTCCGATTGCGTCGAGACGATGGAAGCGATGGGATCGCAGTCGATACACCTGTCTGTGTACTCTCCGCCGTTTGGAGGCTTGTATAATTATTCCAGCAGCGAGCGCGATCTATCGAATTGCGCCGACTATAAGGAATTTTTCGAGCATTACACCTTCGTGGTTCGCCAGGTCGCGAGACTCACGATGGCCGGCCGCATGACCGCAGTTCATTGCATGGATGTTCCCAGCGGCAACAGTGGAATTGATTACCTCACCGACTTCCCCGGCGACATCATTCGACTGCACGAAAAGGAGGGGTTTCGATTCATCGCGCGCTATGCGATCTGGAAAGAACCGCTCGCCGTTCGCAATCGCACGATGGCAAAGAACCTCGCGCACAAAACGATTGTCGATGACTCGAGCCGCTGCAGCGTCGCGTCCGCCGACTATCTTCTGGTATTTCGACGTGCTGGCGAGAACAAGATACCGATTGCTCACCCGGTGGGATTGCTGACCTACGCAGGCGAACGGCAAATGCCTGCTGAATTACTTCCATATCGCGGCTGGACCGGCAATCAAATCGAAAACCGCTACTCGCATTGGATCTGGAGGCAATACGCTTCCGCCTTCTGGGATGACATTCGCATCGGTCGCGTGCTGCCCTTCAAGCAATCTAAGGACGAAGAAGACGAGCGTCACGTCCACCCCCTGCAGTTAGACGTTATCGAGCGGGTGATTCAGCTTTGGTCAAATCCAGGCGAAATAGTGCTATCGCCGTTTCTGGGAGTTGGGTCCGAGATTTACGGTGCAGTCTGCGCTGGCCGCCGCGGCATCGGCATGGAACTCAAGCCCTCCTACTTTCGCCAGGCCGTCAAAAACATGGCAGAGGCCCGACCCGGAAAAACTGACGGCCAGATGGATCTGATTTCGGACGAAACTAATGCCGCATAAAATCTCACAGCGCGAGGCTCGCCAGCTGCTCAAGCGTGTTGCGGAACTCGAAAGGCGCGTCGAACAAAACAACATCGGTGCGTGCAGCAAAGTTGATATGGAAATACTTCGCGCCTTCGCTCGCCACATAAACCGCGTCTGCGATGCGGTGAAGCCGTAATGGGCGACATGGCCGATCACTTCAACGATCTTAAGGAATTCCGAAAGGAACGTCGCGCGACGCTGGGCGTTGAGTGCCGGGAATGCAAACGGCTGCTGCCAAAGGCTAGCGCAACGATTTTACTGCCAGGTCAACGCTGCAGCCGACGCGGGCACAACTATGTTGATCCCCGGCCTAGGGAGAAGTTTACGTGAGGCTTTATTGCGGACCAGCACGTGAAACAGGAGCCGAGCATGAGTGAGCTAAGCGAGGCTTTGGCTTTGGCAAATCGGTTGCTTGACGAGCCCATGGCCGATCCAGACGATGATCTGAGAACACTATCGAGCCAACTCAATCGTGCCCACGAACGCGCAGTTCACTACGCTCAGCATCGGGACCAACTCGCCGCGCAAAACGAGAGGCTCGTTAAGATTCTCAGCACGATAACGCTGTGCCTTCCGCCGCCTCCAGTGAAGCTCGATGACGGCCGCACCATGCAATTCGTCGATCCAGATCCAGCCAGCACCTTGAAATTGTTGCAGCGGTCTATTGAGCAAGCGAGAGCTACTGTCAATCCAGAGGCTAAGTCAGGTGGCTGAAACAATCGCCGACGAATGGCGCAAGGCCCGTAAGCCGCACGTTTGTATCTGGTGCGGGGAGCCGATTCTCATCGGTGAGAAGTACCGCCATTGGCGCGGTAAATGGGAAGGCGAGGTCATGACAAACGATTGGCACAAAGAGTGCGATGACGCGGCCGACCAGGCGGCCCTCGACGAAGGCTTCGAGCCGTACTTTTTCAAGCGTGGCACGCAAGATGAGCGAGACTTCTCCGTGCCACAAGTGGAATGACCGATAGGAGAGTCTGAGTGACAAATATCAGCATTGAAGTCCAAGCGTCAGCAGGCTCAGATGTCGCTGAGATAATAAACGATCAGTGCGCGCTGGCAAACCGGCTAAACATCCGCGTGGATTGCTCGCTGAACGGAGTAAAGGTTATGTCTCAACCGCTGTGCGATCCGGCCGCCCTATACGCTTTGTGGTCCGAAGAATTGGTCAGCAATCACCAATACAAAATCGTATGCGGCCATACCGCAGTTGAGCAAGCGGTCAGCGAACTCACGAAAGCGCGTCAATCATCTAATACATTTTCTGAGCATGGCAAATGAGTAAGGTCTACGTCGCTTCGGATACCCACTTCGGCCACAAGAACATCATTGGGTTCGAGGCTGCGCACCGTCCGTATGCGACGATCTTGGAGCATGACCGGGACTTGGTTGCTCGCTGGAATGCCGTTGTGACCAAGCGAGACACGGTGTGGCACCTAGGTGACGTGTTCTTCGGCAAGGACGGGCATCTGATCCTGGCCGAGCTAAACGGCTACAAGAAGCTCGTATTGGGCAACCATGACCATTACCCGCTGTCGGTGTATCAGGCGTACTTCGGCAAGATCCACGGCGCTGCGGAGTTCGACGACTGTCTGCTGACGCACGTCCCGGTTCATCCTAACCAGATGTACCGATACCGCAAGAACATCCACGGCCACATGCACAGCAAGTGCGTCATGAAGACCCACGAGGCCTACGACGATGAGCCGGACGAACGGTATGTCTGCGTGTCGATGGAGCGAATCGGCCTTGCTCCGGTCCTCATGAGCAAAGTGACAGCGAACGATGGACGTGCTGAACATGAGTGAATACCAGCAACGTGGGTTTGCCGTCCTGTCATTTGCCGGGAAGTTGCCGATGGTGCATAGCTTTCATCTCCCCGAATGGGAAGCCAACAACGCCAAAGTTGAGGCCGATAAATTGCCACCGCACTTGAAAGAGCAGCTTCAGGTTGTTCCAGCGATCCTAAGCTTTACTGCCAGCGGAGAGGGAAAACATGCGAGCGGATAAACTAACCCAGGCCGAGCGCCTCGCCATTCGCTCACTTGAACGCATTGCCAGGACGTGGCCGAAGTCCCTACTGTTATTCGCCAGCGGAACGCTCACCGTGCGCAAGCCGGTGCCCGGCAAGTTCTACGGGGAAGAGTATATCGTCGCCACGATAGGGGGCATCCCGAATGACGGCGGCGACGGTGGGCGCGAGTATTGTGCCGACGACTCACAGTCTGATGCCAGCGTGAAGTCGTGAAAAGCCGCCCTATTCTAATGTCCGCGCCAATGGTCCGCGCGATTCTCGAAGGGCGAAAGACGCAGACGAGACGCGCGCTCAAGCGTCAGTTCCTCGACGTATTGCCGATCAATGATAAGTCAGGCTGGCTCGGACTGATTGAGCGCCAGGCCGCGGAGACGAAGGGCAAAGGCGCAATGTTCCGCTGCAGATACGGCGTGCCGGGCGACGAACTCTGGGTGAGAGAGACCTGGGCTCAAGTTGGGACGCCGGGAACACTTGGCGGCCACGTCAGGTATAAAGCCGACGAGGATCGTGCAATCGGTGCGTATGGTGCACAACGCTGGAAGCCGTCGATTCACATGCGGCGGATCGATTCACGCATCACACTCCGGATATCTGAAGTTCGCTGCCAACTGCTACACGACATCAAATCCGCCGATGCCGCGGCCGAGGGCTGGCCAGGTGCTGACGAAAAGCACATCAATCCGGTGTCCTGGTATGCCGAGCTTTGGGAATCGATCAACGGCAAAGGATCGTGGGACGCGAACCCGTGGGTGTGGGCAATTTCGTTCGAGATGGCGAAGTGATCGGCGACGCCGAACATCTGAAGGCCTTGAGCGGGGCGAAGCAGCGCGGCTCGGTGCGCGCCTGGTGCCGAAAGAACGGCATCAAGACATTTAACAATACTGAAGGTTGGCCGGTGACGACGCCTGCCGAACTTGATAGAGCTCTGCTCAAAGGCGTAGATTCGGGGCCTGACTGGGGATACTTCGATGATAAAAAAGCTCAGGCCGCCAAACGTCCACCCAAAAAAGGGGCGGTGGTACCTCGTAAAGAACAACAAATGGACATCGCTTAGTCGCATCGACGAGGGTATGCGCGAGCTGTATCGCCGGCTCGCAATGCTCGATGATGGGACGGCGCCGGGGAACCTGCTGGCGATCTTCGTCAAATACGCCGAACCACCCAAAGGGCCAATGCTCAAGCTGGCGCCCTCCACGCAA